CATTGCACGTTTGATGGCAACACAGGCAGGAAATGACATCGAAGATGTTATTCTTAACGGTGACACATCTCTAACAGGAGACGCTCTTTACAAGTCATTTGATGGCGTTGTAAAGAAGGCAAAGGCATCAGGTCGCGTCGTAGACGCAGCTGGTGTTGAAGTTTCTCGTGAAGTATTCAACAAGGCACTTAAGGCTATGCCACGTAAGTACAAGCAACGTCGTGCAGACCTTCGCTTCCTTGCTGGATCAAACTTGATTCAGGACTTCCTATACAAGAACAGTATCGGAACAAACCAGACAATTCCACAGGACATCGCTTCAAGCATTATCCGTGGAGGAACTGCACCACTAGGTGGACCTGCAGGATATGTGGCACCATTCGCATTTGGTATTCCAATTGTTGAAGTTCCACTTCTTTCAGAAACACAGACTGGTACACACTCAGGAGCTTCAGGTTCACACGGAGATATCCACTTGTCATTCCCAAATAACGTTGTTATTGGAATCAAGCGTGATGTAACTGTTTACCGTTTCTTCTGGCCACGTAAGGACTCAATCGAGTACACAATGTATACTCGTGTTGGCGTCCAGATCGAACAAGCAGATGCTTGGGTTGTCGTAAAGAACGTTAAGGTTGCTTCTTAATTAATTAAGAATTAGCCCCAGGAAGGCCCCCAATTAATTTTGGGGGCTTTTCATTTTAATTTAACAATGCTATAATTGAATAACCTAACAAAGGAGAATATATGTCATTCGAGACATTGAAAGTAGCAGAACTCAGAAAAGTTGCAGAGGACTTTGCAGTTGATACTGATGGACTAAAGAATAAGGCCGATATTGTTGCCGCTCTTACCGAAGAGGGAGTAACATGGTCTGTTTACCAAAAGACTATTAAAGATATTGAAAAGGCGGCAGATGAATTTAGCGAAGACGCCGAAGAGATTCTTCCAAGATTTAATCTTGATTCTCAACCAGAAAACACCATGCTAGTCAGAATGACTAGAGAGAACCACAGGTATGATATTCTTGGATTTACGTTTACAAAAGAGCATCCTTTTGTCGCAATGACATCAGATGACGCTCAAGAAATTTTTGACAAGGAGGAAGGTTTCCGCTTAGCAACTCCAAAGGAAGTTCAGGAGTACTACGCTTAACCTTTATTAAATGGAAATTCTAGTAGGTTCAAATTCACCAGTAGCACATAAAGTGTTTTGGCAAGGGCAGCTAACTGATTCAGATAGCCTTCCAGTTGTAAAATTATATGACATTACAGAAGATCCAGCAATATCTCCAGCAATTAATCCTGCTACAATACTTGCAACATTAACAGCAGTTAAGTCAGAAGTAGATGCTGGAACATATATTGTATATATTCCTTTAACCTATACAGATAGACAAAGACAATTAAAATTAAGCTGGACATATACAGTAGGCGGAGTATCTACACAAAAAGATAATAAAATATTTGTGCAGACACCATATACAGATATGACTCAAGCAATTGATTCTTTAGGGTTGGGGTCTGATTTTTCAGATCCTAATTCTAAGTCATATGCCGAATTATGCAGTGCCGAAAAGTATGCAAGAAAACTTATTGAAGCGTATACAAAGCAGCAGTTCTTTTTATATGACGATATTCAAATTGCGTACGGATCAAGCTCTGATGTTTTGCCGCTTCCGTATAAAATAACAACTTTGTATAAATTACATCAAAATGATATATTGCTTTTAGATACTATAAATTCAATAAACAACTGGAACTACGATACAATTATTTCAGAAAGCGGATTTGGAATAAGAATAAATAGAGCCACCATGCTTGATAATACTGTGTATACAGCAAACGGTATGGTTCCGCCTCCAATAAATGATAACTACAATGGGGTGTTTGCAAACGGATCAACATATAAAGTACAGGGTAAGTTTGGATGGAAAGACATTCCAGATGAAGTTGATCTTGCATGTATTGAATTAATGAAAGATTACTTTTCAAAAGATAAGCTTTGGCGCAATAAATACATAAAGTCAATACAGACATTTGACTGGAGATTCGAGTATAATTCTGGCACATATTCAGGAACTGGTAATCTCTATGCAGATCAACTACTTCTTCCATATGTTACCAATCAAATGGTTGTAATCTAATGTATGATCTTGTTGACTCAGTTATGCCGCTGCTTATGGATGTATACAAACAATTTGACCTACAGGACGCAGATACAGGATCAATAAAAAAAGAATGGCAATTTGAGAAAACCGTTGCTTGTAGCGCAAAAGGTAATATCAGTAATTCTTCTTCAAGCACTGCAGGAGATAAGCAAACCTTTTCTAATAAATATAAAAACGAAGAAACCCTACAAATTAGAACAATAGGGAAAATAACATTAAGAGAAAAAATTACTAATATAAGAGACCAAGAAGGAACCGTTATCTGGGAAGAATTAAATTTTCCTAGCAACACGCCTACAGTATTTGAAGTAGTGGGAATAACCCCAATGATAGACCCTCTAGGCGGAGTATTGGCATATAACGCTACTGTCAAGAGATCGGAAAATCAGACAATTGGACAATAGCGCATTATTAGTTACAGCAGCCAGCGGATTGCAAAAAGGCATGGCTGGTACTTCAGGTAAAGTTTTAAAGGACAGTACTGTTGCACAAATATCAGCAGCAATATATTATCAGGCGCAGGTTGTTTCTAAAATTACAACAAACAAGCAATTTCAAAAGAAATTCCAGTCTGTAATATTTAAGCAGATAGAAGAAGATTTTGGCCTATATGTAGATTCACAATCAAGAATGAATCCTAAATCCTTGCACCATATGTACGAGTGGAAAAAGACTGGGAATAAAACTTCAAGGTTATTTAAGCTAAAAGTATTATCTACAGATGGACTTTCGTTTAAAATTACATCTAATTTTTTGCCTTCTAAATCTGCCGTCCCAAATGAATTTGGAAAGAGAAGACACGTATTTATTAATAAAGCGTCTGTGATGGAAGCTGGGATGCCTCTAGTAATCCGTCCTAAGTTCGCAGAGCGCTTAGTATTTGAAACTGCGACTGGAGTAGTCTATATGCCTAAAGGGGCCTCTGTGACCGTTACAAGGCCTGGAGGAGGCAAGGCTACTGGAAGGTTCAAGATAGCTTATGCACAATTTTTTACAGGTAATTTAGTAAACGTATCAATTAAAAGGTCGGGATTCCAACAGATATTTAATTCATCATTAACTAAATCAATGAAGCTACCATCAGATGTTAGAAAAGTTAAATATTCATTTAATGCTAATACATTAAATATGCATGCAGAATCAGCAATTGCTTCAGCATTTGGAGGTGCAGTATGACAGATTATAAAGCAGACATAATGATTGATCTAAGGAAATACCTTTGGAACCAATTAACGTCTAATAGTATTTTTACAGCCACTGATTATTATTCAGATAATATAGGACAAGAGATTGTTCCAATTATTCCTGTACAACAGTCCCCAGAAATGAACCAATTTTTGAGCGGGAAGAAGCACATAGTCTATGACAAGATAGGACTATCATATGAGGACAACTGGGCAATATGCTGTGAGCAGATTCTGTTCACTATATATTCAACAGATGTTTCAGAGATCAATGAGATTAGAAACTTAATGACTGACCTATTCAGAAGAATGGATGATTCGGCTAGGGATGCCAATGCCTATTCTGGTATATCCAGCAAGTTTAAATTCTTTAGCATATTTGTTGCCGACATTTCTCCAACAGCCCCATCTGAAGAATTGTCAGGATTCCTGTCCTCAGATGTAATCCTTGAGGTTAAATACGCAAGACACCTAGGCACTACGGGCAGATTTCTGTAGTTTGCCTTTGGGCGCATTATACTCTATTATTGTACATAGAGGGAAGGGCCTAGCCAGCCAAGATTTAATGATTTACAATAATATATATATATTTTTATAAATAGGAGGAAAATAACTATGGCACAATCCGTAGGTAATGCTAAAAACATTCTAGTTGGCGCATCTCCATTGTTCTTGTCAAACATTGACATTAACGATGCAGATTATATTGCTAACGTAGAACCAGGCGCAGGTCTAGCATCTGGCGCAACAACAGTAGGAGTTCCAGCTTTTGCATCTGGAGTAACATACGTAAACACACTTAATGCTGTTAACCAAACAGCAGGACTTTTTGGATACCGCAACGTTGGTTTCACCAACAATGGTCTTCAAATTACATACAACCCAACATACGATTCAGTAACAGTAGATCAGCTGCTTGATACAGCTAAGCTGTTCAAGTCTGCAATGGAAGTTATGATCGCAACAGAAATGTCAGAAGGTACTTTGGAAAACATTGTAACTGTATTTGGACAGGGTGCAGGATCACTAACAACAACAGGAACTGGCGTAACAAAGGTTGATACACTCAAGATTGAGGCAGGTGCTCTAGGAGCAGCCCCAACAGAGCGTCAATTAATTGCTGTTGGACAAGCTCCAACTGCAGGATCAACATCATCAGAGCGTATTTACTATGCACGTCGTGTTTTGTCTGTACAACAGTCACAGCACTCTCTTGCACGTACTACTCCAACCACATTCCCAGTGACTTTCCGTCTTCTACCAGATGCTAACTACTCTGGCTCAGAATACGGCAAGATTATTGACCGTGTACTAGTAGCAT